CCGCTCCACCTAAACCACCTTCATCAACGGTTGACTCAATACCTAAATCACTAGCTAGTCTGTTTGCTCTAAGATTTAATCTATTACTAACAAACTTATCAAGATCTTGCTTAGTAGCATCGTATTCTCTTTCAACTAGTCCAGCTGCTATTGAAGTCAACTCGTTCATGAAACGACCTCTTGTAATTCCTTTTCTTAAATTTTGTGGTATAGGATCAAATAATCTCTTTGTTATTGTTTCAACTATAGGCGCAACCTCTTGACCAAACCTAGATCTTACAAACGGATTATCAACGTAACTACCATCAGGGTTTTTTAAATCAAAAACACTTTTACCATCTTTTGTTTCACCGACGGTTTTGTTAATCATGTTTCTTTTGTTACCATCAAACTCGTCTAATAGACCACTTAAGTTACTAGGCTTTGAAGCTAAAAGTGCTTTACCAGCGGGCGAGTCTGGATCTACTCCATTTTGAGCTAATAAGTTTCTTCTTTCTTCTATGCTTTCTTCAAGAGCTATTTCTCTAACACCGTCGCTGTCTATTAGCTTTTGCATTTTACCACCTATTTTAGCTCCTTTGTCTAATACATCTCGTTGTGCTTGTGTTAAGTTACCTTCTTTTATAGATTTGTTATAGTCTTTTACAAAATTAAAAACATCTTTACCTGTATTAAATTTAACAGGCATACCTATTTTCTGAAGTTGTCTTCTAAATATATCACCAAGCTTTGTCATTGGTCCCTCACTGAAGGTCATATCACCACTAACAACAGCATCTGACAATAGCGTCATAACTTCTTGAAATTGTTGGCTACTAGGTTTATCTCCGTAGGTAGCTAGTCTATTATACATTTCACTATCAATAAAATCTTCGCCTTTTTGCTGTTTAACCCATTCAAATAAACTACCTCCAATAGCTATCGCTTTCTTTTTATCTATTTGTATATTACCATCTCTATCTCTAAGTATGTTACCATCAGCATCTGTAGCAGCAAAGGTTGTTTGCATCATGTCATGTAAAAACTCATGTGCAGCTACATTAACTCCAGCACCACCTTCTTGAGAAAAAGACTTGTTTAAAACTAAAACTTTGTTACCATTTTTATCTGTTAAGTATGTACCGTAAACACCTTGAGCAGCTTCAGACCTTTGTTCTTGGCTATATCCATTTTCTTCTAGCCATTTGTCTATTTTTTCTATAGCACTACCGTCTTGATCGTCTTCAAACTCTTTAACAGTTCTAGTCTTACCTTGTGAATCAGTTGTTCCGTTAATCATATTTTTCACGTTTTCAACTGTTCTTTTGTAAATCTCTTTTTGGTTTCTTTGCACAGCAGAGTCTTCTATCTTAGCATTAATATCATCTAACTGTTTATCAATTGCTTTATGAAAACTAGGATCTTGATTAGCTTTTAACTGCTCTAATCTCATTTTTTCAACTAGCAACTCTAACTCATCTTCAGTAACTAGTTCTGGTGCTACGTTAAGTGCTGCTTTAAAATTGTTTATGTAGTTTTTAGCATTGAGTAATTGTTTTAATTGCTTGTCATACTCTTGCATGGCATCAGTATCGTTTTCTTGACCAGCTTTTTCTATACGCTTTTCAATTTCACGTATTGAAGTATTTAATTGTTTTAGTACAGGTTCAGTGTTACCTTTAAGTTTAAGCATTGCTGCGTTTCTAAAGTTTTTGTAATCTCTTTTAGCACCGACAGCACCCATACCACCTGATAACCATATAGTGTCATGTATTAATCTAGAGTGGTTTTTCCAATCAGTAAAACCTTTAGCATGCTCTAAACCAAAAGCACCTTGTGTTAACGACTCTAAAGCAAATTCAACTTCTTCTTCAAGAACTTCTTTAAGTACATTACCAGCCCAGTTTTTAGCAACATACTTCATACCAGCTTTTGTGGTTATATTTTTCAAAGCCTCTTTCAAAGCATTTTTAGCACTTGCACTTCCAGCTCCAGTTAAAAAATTAGAGTCAGGCATTATCATCTGTGACATACCTATAGTACTACCAACAATAGTACCATAAGCTAAAGCTTGATTATCACTTAAGCCCATTCTTTTACCTTCTATAACATTATCTTGAGCTGTTAAGTTAAAACCAGTTACAGCTAAAGGTAAGTTTTCTATAAGCTTTTTACCTAAAGGACCACTAAACATTGCTCCTGGGTTTTTTATTATTTCTTTTCCACCACTAGCAGCAATAGCTAACATAAAAGGAAGTCCTTGAGCAATAGCTCTAGTACCTTTATCTAATACACTCATGTCGCCAGGGTTGTAATCCTCATCTCTAGCAACACCAACTAAATCATAATTAGTATACTTCTCATACATGTCTTCTAAGAAGTCTAATCTATCATACTGATTTGGATCATCTGCAAAATCACCAAACGCAGCACTTAAGGCTTGGTTAGCTAACAACGGTGTACCTGTAGCCCATTTTAAAGCTGTTTGACCAAGACCTTGACCAAACAACGCCCAAGCGTCTTTATCAAATATAGAGTATTCTATCTTGTGTCTTTTTCTCCACTCTTCGTACCTGTCTATGTTTACATAATCGTTTTTAAACTTCATGAAACCATCAACAATTTCTATACCGTATTTAGCCTTCGTTGCATCAACTTGTGTTTGTACTATATCAGATCTTTTAGTAAAGTCTTTTACTTGACCTTTATGCTGTTCTAATCTACTGTTAAAGTTCTCAGACTCTTGCTTTAAAGCATCACCTTCTTTCATTAACTCTTCATAAGTAGAGTATGTATTTTGAATGTTTTCTGTTAAACCGTTATACTTACTTAATAAGCCTTCGTATTTTTTAATCTTATTATTATACTCGTTAACTTCTTCTTGTGTTGTTGGTTGAGCAGATTGATCTATTTCATTGTACAAGCTTTGTAACTCAGCCTCTAAATTTGTTTTTTGTGCTTGCTGTGTTTCTAGTTGTTCTATAACAGGGTTCATTCTTGCGTTAAAAACCTCTGTTCTACTCTGTAGTGATTGAGCTTCTTTTTCTAAGTTTGTAGATGTTACTTCTAAACCTTCAAACTCTTGCTCTAATAATCTTGACTGTTTAACAGCATCTCTGTTTTCTTGATTAAAAAGCTTTGTTTTTATTTTATTAATGTGAGCTTGTTTCTTTTCATCGTTCCAAATACTACCGTCAACTTCAACCGCTTTGTCACCACGTACAGTTAAACCAGCTAAAGCTTCTATTTCTTCCATGCTTAAACCATCTAGCAATTTCCACTCGTCATCGCCTATATATTTTTCTAAGTCAACATCTGCATCTTTAAATTGACCACTACCATAACCATCTGCTATAGATTTTTTAAGATTTGCTATAGCCGCGTCTCTTATTTCTTTTGTTCCTCTTGTTGTTCTTGAACCATATTTAATGCCACCTACGTTTTCTTCTATAATTCTTCTTTCAGGAAGCGAAAAGTTTCCGTTTATATAGCTGTTAACTCTTTTGTCAACTTGCTCAGCTATTTGTTCTTCAGTTAAATCTGGTTGGTTTTGTTTTAAATAACTCTCATAGTTTTTAGCAACCTCACTAACTTCTGAGTTATACTTTTCTAACAGCTCGTCTTGCTTTCTATAATTTTGATCAAACTCATTGTCGAGTTTCTGTTCTTTTAAAACACTCAACTCTTGCTCAGCTTTCAGCTTTTCTTTAGTTGGCCCAGTTGAATTTTCAATAATTTCTTCAAGATTTTTTATGTCTTTATCAATTTGATTTTCAAAGCCAGGTATAACAAGATCTTCAGGGTTAATCTTTTCAACTTTTTTACCTCTACTTTCAACTATGTCTTTTCTACTTGTTTGAACCCAATTACTAATACGGTTCATTATCATGTCAGGACGTTTCTTTAGTAGACTAGATCTTATTTGAAGTTTTCTACCATTAGCATCAACTAACTCTATTTGGTCATCACTTCCCCACTCATCAATAATGTTTACTGTTATACCTTCTTTTTCGTAAAACTTTTCTAAGTTTTGTTTGTATATCTTTTCTTTGTCATCAAACAACCCTTCACCTTTACTCATCTGATCAAAAGTAATGTGTGCACTCTTTAGCATGTTTTGATCTTCTTGCTCTTGTTTTACCTTTTTGCTTTGTTCAATATTAGCGTTTACTTCTTGTTGGGTTTGGTGTACTACGTCTTCTTTTTTCTGACCTTTTTTTATAAAAGTGTAACCTCCCGTATTTGGATTGTAAACCGCATTTGGGTTCTTCATCATTCTTTCATGATAAGCTCTTTGTTTAGGGTCTGTGATTTGTGATAAGTCTACTTGGGGTTGTCCTGAAGAGGTTACCTCAGGATTAGATTGAGAGCTTACTTTGTTAGGAGCAGGCTTAACAACTTTAGGTGGAAAGAACTGTTTTACAAATTCATCTTCCGATTTAGTGTAAGTACCACTAGCAACTAAAGTTTCGTAAAGGGCATTTTGTTTTTCACGCGTAGAAAACTGTGACTCAAAGTCTTTGTACGATTTTGTATAAGATCCGGCACTAGTTAACGCAGCATATAGTTTTTGTGACATATTATTTTATTATAAATCGTCGTATTGACCAGTTGTTCTCTTTTTATCTTTCTTGTTTCTATATTGTTTTCCTACGGCTGCACTAAAATACGTAGCCATAATACCTCTAGTTCTTTCTTCATCAAAGTTATCATTTTTAGGATTTATTAAAGCATCTATTATTTGATCTTTAAAGCCAGAGCTCAAAAGCGTTTGTTTTTCTTCTGCACTAATCTTACCATCTCCATCATCTTGAAAAGAAGAATCTACTTTTCCATCACCATCCGTGTCTATTTCTAAAACGCCATTATTCATTGTTATACCTAAAGACTCGTATGTCATGTTCTCTATTTCTGGATTATCTGCTATGTTTTGAGCAAAAGAACCTCCGTCTTCTAACACGTCATCATATAACAAAGAATTTAAATTACCTTTCTTTATTATAGTATTCATTTTAGAAGTAGTCCTAACAGCATCATAATCATCTTCAAGGTAACCAGATCTATTTTGCGTAATAGCTTCGTCACCAGCTTGTATTATTAAATCTCTAATATCAGCTATAGACTTACTATCAGTTGTATTTTCTTTTAGTATGTTTTGAATATCTGAGTTACTAAACTCAACCTCTTCCATTATAGGCTCTCCATTTTCATCATTTTCACCAGTAGGTATTTGAGATGTGTATATAAACGACTTTGTTTCAGGGTCATATCTTTGTGTTGTTTCTTTGTTTAAAAAAGCTTGTAGTTTTAAATATTCTGGACTACTAGGACTTATATTTGCACTTAAATCTTTTTGATCTAGAGCTAAAGCAACGTCTTGATTAAGTTCTTTTAAACCACCAACACCGACACTAAACTCATTTAGCTGTTGCATTATTGTTGCTTGAGCTTTTTTATCATTATTTTTAACAGCCTCTATATATTGTTTTTGAAGATCTTCTGTATGTGGATAACAACTATTAAACGTGTTTTCACCCAAAGCACCACCAGTAGCTAAACACTCTTGAACTATACCATCTGTTTTTTCTTCAGCTGCTTTTTCTATTTGCTTTTTTTGAGCGGCTCTAGCGTGCAACCCACTAACTAAGTCATTACTAATATTCATTAAAGTATCAAAACCTCTACTACTAGCGTAGTTAGCAGCTTCTGACATTTTAGCGTTAGTATATGCTTGAACTAATCCAGAATCCATCTGTTTTAAAGGGGATTTTTTTGGCTTAGTATGATTATAACCTTTTTTCTTTAAATCAAGATGTTCTTGGTATGTTTTAGCCATAACAGCTTTATCACCCTTGTACATCATGTGTTTTTCAAATTTATCTTTCATAGTTTATTGTTGTTGTTTCCAGAAAGGATTTTGGAAGTCCATTTGATGTCCACCACCAACACCACCACCGGCTCCACCCATTCCACCAGTTAAAGCGCCTGTTACAGAACTAGCTGCGCCTGATATACCTGACCACATTTTTTCATCTGCCATAGCTACTTTTTGATTAGCAGCAGCAACATCTCCAGCTTCCATACCCATAAGTGTAGATACTTTGTTTCTTTCCATGTCACGCGACATAATATCACCTTGAACTTTTTGATTTTGTATTTGAGAGGCCATACTTCTTTCAGCTTGTTGATTTGCAGCTTCTTGTTGACCTATTGATATTGATGCTTTTTGAGCATCCATAGCGCCTTGGTTAGCTAAGGTTTGTGCTAATGCTGCTATACCAGAACTACCAGCAGTTTCTCTCATACTATTAAGTATGTTAGCTTGACTTTGTTGTTGCTGTGCTCTTTCAAACTCAGCCTGCTGTTGATTAACAGTTAAGTCTTCCATAGTATTCTGCATGTCCTTATAAGGGTTTGAAGTGTCTAAGTTTTTAAACGCTTCTTTTTGTTGTTCTAATCTTGCTTTAGCGGCTTCAGCTTCTTTTTTAGCTGCTTTCTTTTGCTTACCACCAGATATAGCTTTAGCTACACCAGCACCAACACCAATAGCGGCAGCACCTACTAGTAAAAAACTCATATCTTATTTGTTTTTGTTAATATAATCTTCATATTCTTTAAAATCTTTTGCAACAATATCTTTTTCTAATTGTTGTATATCTTGAGTGTTAGTCGGGTTTTTATGTATGTTTACAAATACACTTTCCTCGTTTGCGTATATAACTCTTTTTGTTCCAGGAGTAGCAACAACATAACAAGGCGCAACGTACTCTTCTATAACATCTTCTGTGGCTACAGATATATGTCCAGTTAATAAAAACCAAACATGCAGATGTTTATGTATAGCACCAACAACAACTGAGCCTGGTTTCATTGACATTTGTCTAACATATATTCCATCAGCAAACGTATGTTTTAACGGGAAATGTTCTGAATCTTGGTGTGTTACCACATTAATTTCATCAGCATTATTAATTAACGCTTGTTGAAAATTAAGTATTTTTTCACGGTTTGTTTTGCGTATTTCGTTATTAGACATGTAATTATATTTAATTTACTTTATAATCACACTATTTACATGTTATTTACTACTTATAAAATAATCAGTTCCTACGGAAAATATTTCTTCGTGATCAGATCCAGCTTTATTACTTTTAAACTCCATCTCTAAATAATAACCTAATATACTACTTAAGTTAGCTTTATTGTCTTTGCTAAAAAGAATAAATGCAGGAGGAGGATTAAATCCGACTGGCAACAAGCTTGGGCTACAAACAATGGTAGGAGCGTTACTTTGTGGATTGTTTATGGCTGAAATAGGTCCTATCTCAATTACATTAGCTAAATTAACTGTAAAGTTTCCAGAAGCTGTAGTAAGAACATAATAAGCCGTATCTCCTATTTGACAAGAAACGTTTAATGGTTTAGAAAATGTTAAAGTTGTTGGCATGTTTTATTGTTTATGTTACATTTAAAAATTTAGGATACAAAGTAATAGCTCCGTTAGGTGTGGCATCACCATAGTCTTTTGCTATATAACTAACAGTAACTGTTACTTGTGTTGCACTATCTTGAACAGCTGTAGCTCTTAAAGCATAACTCCAGTCACTAGTAAATTCAATTTTATCATATTGAGCAAACGCTGCACCCGTATCTACTATATCAGCAGATATTGTTATTCTGTATTTATAATTAGTACCACCAATATTATACCCAGCGCTATCAATAGCTGTTACATTCGCACCACTTGCTATTCTACTAGCAGTTAAAATCGTACCACTATAACTTTTTTGACCTCTTTCATAACCTACATCTGACACTCCCATACCTACTTTTAATCCATCACCATTATACTCGTCTAAATATATATATCTTCCACCAGCTGGAGCCAAGCTATTTGCTGGTAAGCAAACTGTATGTCCAGCTCCTCTAACATCACGTATTTGATGGCTGCTACCTGAGCCGCTATCATCAACAACAGGTTGTCTACCGTTACCTGAAGATATTGATATTGCTTTTCCTTCACCGGTGATTGTATACACAAAATTTATTGTGTTGTAAGTTCTATCTTTACTAAGCTGAAGTGCTTTAGGTTTTCTAAACTGAGGTACTCTAGCTTTTGTCGTAGCAGTATTATTAGTAACTGATAAGCCAGTTATAGCGGTACCACCACTAGTGTTAACAGCGTTTACAGATCCAGTAACGTTTGTTGCTGTTTTATATGTTAATTCTTCAAACGCGTCTGGAACTCCAGCTGTACTAGTTGGAACATCTAAGTGTGTAAGGCCGCCACCTGTTGTTTCTATTAGTTTTACAGAATATGTTTTATCTTCATTTAAAGTAGAATGAAAAACAGAAAACTGTTTTATCAACTCATCTTTTGTAAAGTCAACAGTGTTAGTAGAAGCACCGGCTTGCCAAGCATCTGTTGCAAAATTATAATATAAGTCAACCGTACCACTACCACTCTTTCTACCCAATTGGAAAGATGTTCTACCAGGAGCCGAAGCTTGTATTGTTATAAGTTGCTGTTGAGCTATAACAGAGGTTAATATATCTTTTCTATAAGAAACATTTTTAATAGCTGCAACAACATTATCAGAATAACCACTTTGTGTTATTTGCTCTGTAGCAAGTCTAATTGTAAATTGATTATCAAAATCTGCAAAACTTCCAGTAGTAGGTAGTTGATCGTCTTCACCAGCCAGCGGTGTAAAGAAAAACTCTACAACAGCAACGGTGCATTGATTAGCAGAATTTAATGTAGGTGTTATTTTTACATCAAACTGTTTTCCAAGCTCTCTATTTGTAGAGGTGTAATCTACGTCTACAGGATTTGGGTTTCTTGGATCTAAAGGTTTAAAATAATAACCATTAGAAGCTGTAAACGTGTATTTACCCCAAAGCGTAGTTTGACCTTTATTTAAATTACCAGTATGAACATACGCATCGTGACCTTTTAGTGGTCTTTTACTATCAGTTGTTCTATTAATATCATTAACATTAGCTATAGTTAAATTAAAATTACCTACCGTGCCATCATGCTGAACTAAAGCTTCAAACGGTGTTTTTAGTAGTGTGTTTAAACTAACTGTCTGCTTGTCTAAATCTACAGTGTAAACAGTATCTTGTGTTATTGTAAAGTTATCATAGTAAACCTTAACTTTAATAGTATTAGTTGGTTCACCAGCAACACCATTGTTAAACAACTCTATCTTGTTTACACCAGCTGTAGCGTTCCAGCTTCCTCCACCTTGTTTTTCTATTGTTCTAAAGGTTGTATCTGTTATTGTAACATCTCCTCCAATAGTAAAATCAAAGGCGTCTAAATTTATACCAGTGTACTCATCATTTACAATATTTGTTATTGTAAGCTCTTTAAAACTTGTGTTGTTAGTACCAACGGTTGTTCCATCTGTGTGGCTTGATTGATTAGAAACATTTTCAGTAGTCCAACCACTATCAGCTGTAGCATCGTAAGTACCACCACCAGTAGCTGTGTTGTTTGTAACGTTAAACGTAAATTTTCGTTGACTTCTATTAGTTCCAGAATCTACAACTGTTTCTTGAGTAGCCATACCAATACCTTGAACACTAAATTCTTTTTCGTCTAAATTTGAAAGTAAAGTAGTAGCGCCTGTAAAAGTACTAAACCATTTACCTTCTTTTTCTTTAAACTCTATGTTTTCAGTTGACTGTAGGTTTGTGGTACTACTATCTATATACCAACCTTGTTTTTGTGTTAGATTATAATACTCTCTATCACCTATATTAAATGTATTACCAGCAGCATCTGTTACTGAAGGATTTACAAAAGCGGTTATTCTAGACTGAGTACCCTCGTAGTTAACGGTTCCAAAGCTTTTAACAGAACCAGGATCGTCATTAAACAACAATTTAATACTAGGATAATACTGTATACCATAAAACATATTATTAGGATTTGGATTACCCAAATGGTTAATTGTTTGGTGATGCTTCCATATTTGACCAAACTTAAACGTGTAATACTCGTTGTTTAAGCTAATACCGTTTTCAGGATCAAAAGATTTAAAACTTACCCAGCCTTTAATATCTTCGTTCCAAGAAACAGTAGTTCCACTTGGCCTCATCTGACTTCTGTAAGCTCTTGTTCCAAACGTTAAGTTATATTCATTTTTCTTACCATCGTAAGTACCAAGTATATCTGTAACACCTTGAAGATTGTCATTAAAGTAATCTTTCATTCCAACATCAGATATAACGCTTATGCTTGATTGTCCTTGTAAACCTAAAACCTGCCCTCTCATTTGATCACACCAGTAAGCACCAAAAGGTGTTTTAGCAAAACTCATTGGATCAGTGGATATACCATACTCACCTTGTATAGGTGTTGCAGCTCCTAAAACTCTAGCAGTCGCAGTAACGTTAGAGTTACCATCAGCGTTAAATAATGCGTCTTTGTTTGTTAATATGATTAAAACTTTATCTTCACAAAAGGCTACTGTATCAGTGTTTCTAGCATGCATTTTTTGAATGCTACCATAACCAGGATTTAAATCTTTGGTTATAGGTTCTGCTGCTATAAATTGATTTAAGTTGTTAACGCCACTTATAGAGTTGAATATACCAGACCATATAAAACCATTTTTTCTATGTTCTTCTTTATAAGGCTCTGCTACAGAAGCTGAAGCTTTCACACCGTTATCTAGTTGTGGTGCATTAAAATCATCTCTAATTCTATCTGACTCAACACCGTTACCCCAAGCCCAACAGTTCCACCAGCCTAAGTAATATGTTTGGTGATGTGTTGCATTTTTAGTAACAATTGAAAAATCATGTTTACGAGGGTTATCACCCATAAATAACTGTATTGTAGTAGCACCAACAGGAACGTTACCACTTACATTTACTTTAGAAGTTATTTTAGAACCATCGTATCTATATATAGTTATAGAGCTTTCATTTCCAGTTATACTTGGTAAAGCTGGATCAAACTCAGGTATAACAGCTGTTAAAGCTGGTGTAAAAGTTATGTTGTTATCAGATAAACTTGTTACGGTGTGTGTTGTGCCTCCATGCTCAAAAGTAGCTTTGTATGGCACTATCATTTCGTTTGTTTCTTTTGAAAACTTAACGGGTATTGCAGCGGAAGCCTCGTAATAAATATCTAGTTCAACATTTTCTTTAGGTTCTGTTTCCCATATAGCTGGATTGTTACTTGAAAATTCTTGAGCACCTTCACTATCCGTAACTATAAAAGGCTCCATAAACTCTATAGTACTATCGTTTCTTGGGTTTGCTGAAAAACCATCTATAGTAGGATGTGTCATTCCATTGAATATACCACTACTATGAGAACATGTAGCGGATTGTGCGGTTCTAACTGCTAACGTACCATCTGGTTGCATCCAATAAGAGTTACCACCAACTAAACCACTAGCAATAGGACAAAAATAGTGTGAGTCACCATTAGCGTCTACTCTGTTAGGACTAAACCACTCATCATGTGTACCTAGCCCAGTAACATCTACGTTATCAAGATCTCTGTAACCTCTTAATTTAACCCTAATACCAAATCTTTGATTACCAGAGTTAGAATCACTATTACTCCAGTTCCAGTCACTATCGCCAGTACCACCAACAAGTGGACTACTAGCACTACCACTTTCACCTCCAAAGTAATTCATACCAGCACCAAGGTTTGTATATAATCTACCTCTTACTTGTACTATTTCCCATATAGTTTGGGCTGGATCTTCAGCAAATCTAATTAAACCTCCTATGTTTGTTAATCTAGTATACGGAACTTGGAATATATTTCCTGCATAACCAACAGGATTAGAATCTTGATGAAAGTTTGCAAAAGATATATCAAAGTGAGCGTTACCCGCGTGATCAAAACAACCTCCCTTGCAAAAACCAGGAGTAGGGTAATAACTATCGTCTTGATAATCTTCATCATCATAAAACCACTGATTACCTCTGTCATACTGATCTTTATAGTTGGTGTGTTTCCAGTCACTCCAAAAGCTTTCACCACTACCGTTGTGATCATTTAAAAATCCAACCCTCATAGTATCTACAACAGCGTACTCTAAATCTGTTGTAAAGTTATTTAAAAGTTTGTTTTGTAATATTAAGTCTTTGTATATCTTTACAAAAAATCTACCATCAAACTCCGGTTTATGTTTAAGTGTATTTTGTAAAATTTCTAACTTTAGGTCGTTGTCTAAGTTCAAACCAACAAACTGATTACAGTCGTTTTCAAACTTACCAGCTATAGTTATTTTAACCCAAGTACCACTTGATGGTACTGCTATAGAAACAACATCATAAAAATTACTTAATAGAGGTGTACCACCAGATGTACCACCTATTCTTAGTTCTAAATCTTCTTTTAAATCAGGTTCTACAACAGAACTAAACGTAGCTAAGAAATCATCTTTTCTTACAAGTATAAAAGATTTGTCTGGCTCTGGTGCTCCCGCGGCTGCATAATCCACATGAGCCATACCATAAGACTTTCTATATTGTTTTATAAAAGTTGGTGGTTCTTCAGCTATAGATATAACTTTATATCTAGCTTGATCTATTACAGCAATATCACTGTCGTGCTGTTTTTTAAGTATTAAGTATGTGTCTTCAGTTATTTTATTTCTTTCTGCAGAAGGAAAACTAATCCAAACGTTACCATCTTCAGCATCGTAAAAACGATCCATAGCTAAGTTATAGTATTCGTTAGATGTTTCTTTAATGTAATATTTAAAAGACTCAGCCCAGAAAGGAGGATCTGATCTTAATGTTGCTGTTATTTGATTAGCTGTAGTAGAAGCTTTTTTAGGTATTGTTACAGAACCACCGCTTTTAGGAACTTGCACAGGTGTTTCTCTACCATACTTATCACGAAAAACTACACCAACCTGGTAGGTTCTCATAGTTTTACAAGACAAAGTAGGTGTCTCTATACCATCAGGGTTTATAGAGTTATCTATTAACTCGCTAGCGTAGTTTACATCTATTTCTAAACTTCTAGAAACAGAACCAGCTGATATATTATAGTTCTGTAAATAGTTACCATAAACTAATCTATTACCAGTTATTTCTTGAGCTCTAGCTCTTCTAGGTACATTATCATAAGGTCTTAACAATTGGTTAGAAGGGACTATAGCGTGTATAATTTCTGATGTTATTTCATATTCACCTCTATTGTAAAAGTTAATATTCCAAGCTGGCCAAAAAGGAGGACCATCTTTCATTGTTAATTCTTTTATAGTATAAACCTCAGCCTTGTTTGTTTCTTTATAAAGTAGTTCAACACCAATAACATCTTCAGGTGTATTAGAAGGTTCTTGAAAATATCTTGTTAATTTTAGCGATCTAACATTATTACGCATACCTAAATTATAACCTTTTTTAGGTAAATAATCAAAATCACCAGGTAAAAAAGCTATTTCAGACCAAGGAGCATAACAAGAGTATTCACCATCAGTGTATTTCCATCTGTAGGAAAATCTAGGAAACTTATACTCAAATAAAGGTTTTTCTTGTTCTAATCTAACTAACCAGTCTTCAGGTATATTACCAAGTGTAGCATCAACAGACTGTATTTCTATAGTGTAAGGACCTACTGAACCACCATTGTTTGGATAACCACCAGGACCATTTATAACAACAGCTCTAACTAAAGCATCTTCAGTTGGAAAAGCATCTGGACTAGCATTTAAATCGTTTAAGAAAAGCAATACATCACCAGGTCTAAAATCTACCGCTGTGTTAAAAGTTACTGTTAATTGGTGGCCAACTTCATGAGGTTGGTTATTAGCTGTGTCGTAAAAAACACTAGTAGCGTTAGAGTCGTTAAATTGAGTAAATATACTGTTTGGAGTTGTAGAACCGGATGGTACTCTAGTAGCGGCTGTAGTTGACATTTCAAGGTCAAGCGGCATTTCAGGGTTTTTCTTTATAACCGTTATGTGTTGTTCTCTACATGGTATAGGTAATTGTTCCGTATGGTTAACCGCTAGTCTAAGCTGAAAGTCTTTATCTATAACTAGCCTAGTGTGAAAGTGAGCGTTGTTATTCTGTATGTTAACAGCTGGATTATCACTAGGAACACCAGCAGCAAAACCATTTATACCACCATTAGGCATATAGTGTATACCTCCAGTACCAGCTATAGATCTTTCTATGTTTATTTTTTTAGGCTCAGTTGAGTCATCAGTCCAAAATATCATACCATCTAAATGATTTATAGCAGGTATTTTATTGTTGTGACTAAAGTTTAATACCCTATCAGCTCTTAAATCGTATGTATCATTAGCTGTGCAACGTAAGTTTTCACCGTATTTATTAGTGGTTAATATTAAATGCCATCTGTTGTTAGCGGCATCAATTTGAATATCTGTTATAAATACCTCATCATTAGTTATACAAGTGTAAGTAGCACCATTAGCAACGTTGTTACCACGCCAAGTTATAGTACCACCAGTTGTATTTGTAAAAGTACCAACAACTTGCATACCGATTCTAGCACCAGTAATATTCATAGTGTTATCACCGTTACTACTAACATTTAATCTACCCGGTGCAGATGGTGCTCCCTCTTGTGTTGCTCTTACTTTAAATATATCTACAAAAACATATTTAAAAGAATCGTTTACAGTGTCATACTCTATAATTAAATCTTTGTATATATTAGGAGCATAATTATATCTTTCCCAACCATAAGCAGCAACAAAGTAATATATTAAATCTTTTTCAGGAACATCTAAAACACCCACTGTTGTAGTGTACAGCTCATCAACAGAGCCAACAGCTTTTTTAGCATTACCTAAAACAACCTGAGCAGCACCTATATTAGAACCATCAGATGTAGATATTTGTATGTTCTTTGCATCTCTGTATTGACCATTAGGAACAAGTCTTTCATCAAGATCTTTGTTCATCTTGGACTCAGAGAACGTTCTCTTCATTTCTGCCATATTATTCTAGTGTTTAATCCATTTAGATTTACCTCTTAATATTTGAGTAATCTCTTCAACTTTTATATTGGATAATCTTATTTTTGCATTTCTTGTTTCTGCAAATTTTTCTTTTTTAATCATTGCTAATTGTGCTGGAGGGTTTGCTAAAGCAGATAAACATCCATATAATATATGTTTATAACAAGCTTCTTCAGCAAACTTATGTATAACAGAGTCTCCCTTTTTTATATCAGCATCACTTTCTGACTCTATTAAACCATCACTTATGTATTTTATTATCACAGTTTTTCCCGCTAAGTTAGAGCTAAAATGAACTTTTCCTGTTTTATAGTCAATAAAAAACGATCCATTTATTTGAGAGTATTGAGGATCAAGCCCATATCTTTGCCCTACTAAATAATCATAATCTTCATCATCGTAGCTATCTTGGTTCTCAACTGGTGTAGCTGATTTAAAATTAGTCATTGTATCAGATGTTTCGTCGCTATCTAAAACATTAGCTGTAAAACTATATGTATCTGTAGATGCGTCATAACCTATGTCTGTTGGATTTGAAGTTTTACTAGCTGGATATATGACATGTTCTATACCACTAGAATCAGACCAACTAAACTTTATATAGTTTACAAAGTCTCTAGGTAGTAACATGTGTAAAGAGTTAGGTATTACTAATTCTTGTGATAAAACTCTTCTAAGTGTGTCATAGCTTAATTCTTGAAAAGCTCTCGTAGCATGAAAGTAAACATCTGCAGCAAGAACATTTTTACACACTTTGTTTTCACCAACATAAGTAGCCATGAATGTTTCAACAATATCCTCTAAACTTATATATTGATATTCACCATGATTACCATTAGCTACATAATACGAACTGTCGTTATTATTTGGAAAGTTTAAACCCATAGTTTATTGTTTTTTGATTTGTGTTTCATTAGCATCTCTACCAGCAAACGTACTAGCTAGACCAGCTTTGTTTATTACTATACCAGCTAACTCTGCTATTTTGTTTACTAAGTTTGTTTCTTCAGAATCATGTAAGTTAAAATTCACAGCTGAGTTCGCGTTGTATAAAGCTTTTTCGTTTACAACCACATATCCCCAAGCTACATTTCCTGTAGGTGCAGTTATAACCTCACAAGTAACTGTGTTACCAGCGGCTTGTGTAGCACCACCATACACTTCTATATCTTGACCAGTTGTATCGCTTTCACAATATACTGGTGACCTACTAAGCATGGTTGCATGTCTGGGTGATTGTAATAAGTTGAATATTTCGTTTCTAGGAACTTGCTTGCATAAACGGTTGTTGTGGAATATTTTACCTATCATGTATGCAGCAGGAAACGTGTGGCCAGAAGTGACCGTTGCTATTGTAACAAATGGATCTAACTTTCTACCTATTAGTGTAGTAATATCAGATAGTGTAGTGTGTTGGTCTCTTTCAACATCTACTCTTTCTCTAATATTCAAGTCGTAAAAATACATTTCAAATATTTCGAGTTCAGCTTGATTTGCTAGTAAGTTAAACTCTTGAGGTGTTATATATCCTCTTTGTTCTTTGTTAGCTAACGCCAACACTCTTTGATATACTGTATCTACGCTTATTGCCATAATTATTTTTTATTTGTAGTTTGTAATCGCCCCGTAGGGCGACTACCACTACAGTTAGATTAGTTTAATCTTTTTTCAATATTGTTGAAAACCTCCATACCTTCGTCAGTTTTAAACCAAGCGGCTAAAGCTGAGTATGGGTGTTCATCGTAAGGTACATTCATAAGTTTTCTATCGTTGCTACACCAAACAAATGATCTTTGATCCGGAGTCATTCTTATGATATTAGCCTCAACAGCTTTTATACCTAAATTTCTAAGATAAACATTATCATCAGAAGCTAACTCTAGAAACAGTCTAGGCTTATTTCTAGCAAATAGTAATAAATCACGTTTAAGTTCCTTAGAACTCATCGTAGATACCTCAGAACCTTTCTCTGATCTCATAATAGCTTCAGCTGCATCAATATCTATTTCTCTAGCTAAATTCATAGCATCAAGTTGTAAATCTATATCTAATGTTTCTTCTTCAGCTTTTGCTTCGTTATCTACTTCAACCCACAGTCTATTTCTGTGAGGGTGATATAATGATAATAGTTTTTGCAAAACAGTTTTTTCTTTAGGTACGGCTAGTACACCGTTTCTAAAAACAATATGTTCTAATACGTGTCTTGCGTCTTTTGGAAACTCATCAACAAAGCAACTTCTTTGGTTTGACGTATATTTTAATTCTCTTTCGTAACCTTTTTCTTCGTCAAAATAATATATGCTATGTGATTTTACAGCTCTCATTAATGGTTGAGCACCTATTAATTCGTATACACGATCTTTAATAACCCAATCATCTTTCTTTTTTTGTGGTTTTTCTTTAACCACTACTTTTGGTGTTGGTGTTTCAACAACTGGTGTTTCAACAACAGGTACCTCTACCTCTTCTTTTTTTGCTTTTTTTGCCATGATATAATATAATAAAAAATTAATAAATAAAAAGGGTCGAGGCCGAAGCCCCGACTCTTTTAAAAACCTGTTAGTTTAACAAGAAGAAGTTGTTAGCTCCTTGTACAACTAAACATCTTTCAGATAGGAAGTGCATCTCCATCGCGTCTAAATCAGAAGTAGTCGCTCCAACTGAACCAGTAGTCCAAGTTTTGAATCGTCTGTTATCTGTTTGAGAAGCTCTATATCTTACGTGTAAGAATGGACGCTTAAGGTTTTTACCTAATTGCTCATCATACACAGATGATACACCCGCAGGAATCATTACCCCTCTGATGTTGTTAACAGCATCATTAAGACCACCTCTTGTACCTTTATCATTAAGGTATTTGAAGTCAGACTTATAGAAGTCGTAAGAACCTCTTCGGAAGCCAGAGAATCCTAAGTTAAGTGCCATATCCTCAGAGTTGTTAAATACACCGTAAGATGTACCACCAGCTCCGTAAGAGTTCATAGCAGCTAACATATCATCAATAGCTAAAGCAGTAGTTCTATCAACAAACAACATGTTTTCCTCAATAGCACCGTTTTTATCAAGCTCAGCTAACATTAAGTCAAACTCAGCTAAATCAGCTAAAGGAACACCTGTAATACCAGAAGTTTGATTACCTCTTGTAGTTAACGCAGAGAATAAACCTTCACTACCAGTAATTGTACCAGCAGCACCAGCTTGAGCAACACCAGAAACAGAAGGATTAGCAGTAATAACCTGAGCAGCATCTTGAGCTTCTAACATTGTCATCTCTAAGTAGTCAGTAAATCTCTGTCTAGTGTCACCAGCAGCTTTCAAGTACCATAAGTAACCTGATTGACCATCTTCACCAGAAACTTCAACCCAACCAATAGCAGAAGCATCAGAACCAGAAACGTGGTACTGATCTTTGATAATGATAGGCTTGTTTTTTCTAGATTTGAACTGTGGCTCGTTAGATAAACCTCTACCAGTTGCACCTTTAACATATTCAGAACCGAATACTAGTACAGTAAGGTCGTTGTTACCAATAGCAGTAGCATTCATGTTTGCAGCAGCACCACCAGCCATAGTAGCGTAAGGTTTAACAGTGATCTGAGCGTAAGCAGCAGCAGTAGGGTCAACGTTGATACAGTAAGCCCTAACAGTAGCGTTAGCATCAGATATTAATAACATATCACCTGGACGAATACCGTGATTAACACCGATAGGATTACCATCAACATCGTTAGCGATAGTAATAACATCATTAGCTCTCGTAGCAGTATAAGATAGGTGTAATCTACCTTGCTCAGACCAAACAACTTGGTCAGAAGTCATAGATTCTTCAGCGCCTACTTGAGAAAGAAAACCTGCAATAGTTCTGTTACCGAACACTTCAGCTTCTTTTTCCATTAGGTCTGGTAAATATTGTTGAGCCCAACCATCGCTTGCACCTAAAGTAGCAAAATCAATGTAGTTTTGAGTCAACGCGTGTTTAATTGGCGCTGGTGTATAACCAGCAGCCGGAACGCCTGTAATCATAATGTAAAAATTTTAAGGTTAGTTAATTTTTGTTTTTAATTTTAAATTTCAACGAATCTGAATTATCACCTAACACTCTGAACTTAACTCCACCCATATTAATTTCACCAGCTGCTTTACGTGGATTTATATTCACGTTTTTAGCTTTGGCAGCGGCTTCTTTAATAGCATCGGCTTTACCTTGCTCATAAAAATGATTTGCAATAACATCAGGATTCATTGCTGTAAATAAAGATTTATGATAACCCGTAGCGTTTTCCATTTGATTATGTTTGTTCAAAAACTTTTTGACAAAATTATTAATGTCGCTTTGAGTGTTTTTAACTTCATTCACGTTTTTAACGTTAAACCTAAACTTTTTGTCTCCGACGTTGTATTCAAAACCTTTGAACTTGTCATTAAAAACTTGATTAGTTTTATTTAAAAAAGTATCAGTTTGTTGTTGTGCTATTCGTTGAGACTCTTTGGACTCTTTCTCATAGCGGTTGAAAAAGTCTATAGCTTTCTGTTGTTCTGTTGTCAGTTTACTTCCAGCTTTAATCTCTTCATAATACTTAGATTTTCTATCTTCTAAGTGTTGCCTTGCTTGAGCAACTTGCTCCTTCAAAGCCAATTTCTTTCTTTTTATATCTCTATCCTCATCAACGTCAGCGTCGTATGAAAACTGATCTTCTAACAAAAAGTCTATCTCTTCGTTATCTAGATGAGGTTTAGTTTGTCTATAATATTCTTGTAAAACATCAGCATCCTTTTTATCGGTGTAATCTGTGTTTAGCTTTACGTAATCGTTTAAATCTCCACCGGTATCTTCCATAAAGTCTACAAGTTTTTGTATCTCTTCAGGCAAGTCTTTACCTGTTGCTTCAGCTTCTGCTACAGCTTCTTCAACTTGTTCTTGTAGTTCTTGTACTTCTTCTTCAGTTACTTCTTCTAGTACGGTTTCGGCTTCATCTTGAACGGAGACTTCTTCTCCGGTAGGTTCTTCATTTGTTTCTTCGACGTCTTGCTTTTGAACTTCTTCGCTAGCTTCGGATCCGTCGCGTACAGGAACCTCATTTGTGCTTTGCTCTGGAACGGCATCTTGTTTTGATTTTGGTGGTTTACTTAAATCTACTTTTATAACAGTATCATCTCCAGCAGATTCAAATTTACTTTCATCGACTTGAGGTGTTTCCTCAGTCTTTTGTTCTTGTGTAGTTTCTTCAACTACGTTTTCTTTGTTCTCTTCCATAATATAAAATATAATAATTAGTTACTAGTTAATCCACCGATACCTATTCCACCAGATCCCATATTATCGTTTCCGGCAGATTCAAAGTTTTTAGGCTCAGTTTCATTTTTTCTTTGGTCTATAAGTTGGCTTTGTTGTGAAGCCTGTATCTTAGTTCTTTGGTCTTTACGATTTTCAGCATCGTTAGCTTTTTGTCTTTGGTTTTCAGCATCCATCTTTCTAAGCTTCATGTTTATTTCAAACTCATGATCCATAAGTTCTCTTTTTAACATAGCCTCTTGCTTCATGTATTCTATTTTTAAAGCGTTCTTAGTTTTCTCCATCTCCATTTGAGTTGAGGTTAACTGTTGTTGCTTTTGAACTTCAGCTTGAGAAGCGGCTTGCTGTGCTTGAGATTGAGCTTCTGCTTGTGCTTTTGCGTTTTCTTGTTGCATTTTTTGATCACGCTCAGCTTTCTTTTTTCTTTTTAGCTTTAACAATTGATTAGCCATTTTAATACTTTTTACTTCTCTTAAATCAATAGCATCATCTAAATCAATCATTTTTTGCTGTATAGCCATTTGTATATTGTTTTCCAAAGTAGCTTTTTCCTCAGCATCAGGTTTTAACTCTATAAATATACCAAAGTCATATAAATATAACTCTTGAAGTTCTTTTAATGTTGCAACGTTGTGAGCACCTATAGCTTGTATAAACGCATCTCTAGTAGGTGAATACTCGAGTATATCAGATATTCTAAGAGACAAAGCCTCGCAAGTTTCAGCTGTAACAAAAAGACTTGCGTTTAATATATGTCTTGTTGCTGTATTACTATTTGCCGCTGCTAATTTTTGTACACCAACTAAAGTTCTTTCATCTGGCATAGAAGCATCTGTAGCTTCATTTAAACCAGTTACATCTCTAATCATTTGTAAGTAATAATTATAATTACTTATAAGAGCTTGCATTTTACCTCCAGCGCCTTGACCATTTGATATTTCTTGTATAGGTATTTTACCAGGGTTAGCATCTCCTTCACCAGTAAAAGATCTACCTAATATAGAACCAGTTTGGAAGAACATGTTTAACGCTTCTTGCGGGTTATAGTTTGTACCGTTACCTAAATCTATTTCAGCTAAACCATCAGCGTCAAAATAAACACCATCAGGAACCATTCTTGATAACACTTGTTGTAGCTTTAAATGAGTAAGCTGTATCATATCAGCAAAACCAGTAATTCTACTTACTAAGCTTTCTATTTTACCATTATACATTCTAGGCGCAACTATAGAGTAATTCATTTTAACTTTGTTAAAATCACTCTTAGTTCTCATCATGTTTTCACACTTACACCACTTTATAATTCTGTCTGTTCCTAATATTTTAGCTCCTTCGTATAAAACCTCGTAAGCTCTAGAAACTCTTTCGTAATCACCTTTTCCGCTAGGTTTAAATGTATCTTCTTTTTCAATAGCTTTTTTACCACCGTATCCAGTTGTCTTGACTTTGTAAGTGTCGTTAGTGTATGTTTTATAGTTAAAGTATAAAACCTGTACTTTGTTTTTATCGTTTTGACCGTAGTTGGTATATCTTGAGTTTGTTCTTTTAGCTGTTTTATTTATTCTCTCTAGCTCTTCTTGAGTTAACTCAGGAAACTGTCTTACAAGTTCATTTATAGGTATACACTTAATTTCACCAACATAATAACAGTCATCAAAATAAGGAGAGTCGGTGTGAGAATAAACAAGGTTAGCTGGGTCAACATATTCTACAGTAGCTCCTTCAGAATAATTAAAGTTTGTTTTTACAGCGCCAATACCTAAAACTGTTAAATCTCTTAATAATCTTTGTTGTATTAAATCAAACTTACTACCTTCAAGTAAAAGATTTATAGCTTGCTCGTTTGCTAATTCAACCTCTTGTTTGTAAGTTAAAGACATGTGTAGTTCTAACTCTTCTTTTGTTTCAGGTAGTTTTGTAGGATCTGTTTTGTAAAGATCCATATTCATAGTGTTTTTAGCAGCCTCGTTAAACTCTTTAGCTCTCATGTCGTCCATTATGGTTTCCATGTATTCAGTTCGCTTACTAACACCGTATTGATCTTGAGAAAAACACTTAACATCAAATGTTCTCTGTGCCATACCATTAACAACTATATCAACAAACTTAGGTATAATTGGAACTGGTGTCCAGTCTAGATTTAAGTAGCTTAAGTCACCGTTTATAGATAACTCATCTTTGTATTTTTGTATTGATTGTTCACCTCTAGCATATAACCTTAAATTATGAAATCTATTTTCATTGTGCAGGTATCTATTAGAGTGAGAACCTTTAAACCATTCGTTCTCTATAGCGTTAGCCACTTTCAACCCGTATTCCATGGTTGACTTTTCTAAGTCGCTTACAACTTGAGAAGGAAAATTTGTATGTACAGACTCTGCCATATTATCGTTTAATTATTCTTGAATTCGTTCCTCTATTACTATACTTAGCAATATTAATATTTAATGCTTTATTTTCTTTTGTTGGATTTGGTTTGTATAAGTTTTTATTACAAGCCATTATTGCTAAACCACTACTAATCGTGGCATCAAACTTTGTCCTTTTATTTATATCAAACCTAGCCCAATCATTTAAAGTACTATTAAAGTACATATTACCATGAGAACCAGTTTCTTTTATACCAACGTGATCTTGTATATACATTTCGATAGCAGCAGCGTGAGCTTGCTTTATATCTTCACTTGAGTTTGGTATACCACCTATTTCTTTTTCAGCTGAAGAAAGTTTATTCCAAAGCTTGTCAGGTCTATTCATGCTAAAACCTCTATAACCTCTACGTCTTAAATAGTATAAAAGTCTAGGTTTGTTGTTCTCTGCAAGCATTGGCATTCCGTAAAAAACTAGAGCGCATAATACATCTTCAAAAAATATATCAGCTGTTTGAGGTCTAGCTATGTACTCTAAAAAGAACTGGCTAATAGGTGCTTCCTCCATTGAAAACTTTGTTAATCCGTGTAAAGATCCTTTCGATCCTTTTCCATCAACTGTCCCTGATATATCGTAACTATCACAACCAAAAGCACCAATATGTTCATTTCCAGGGTATCGTATTCCGTTTTTTAATATTACGTTGTTTTGTTGTTGAGGTTTTGGAACCCAGCTTATATTAAATCTACCTTTTGGATCTGGATAAAATATAACTTGAGAATCCTTAACACCGTTAACCCATTGAAAGTTACCTCTAGTTAAACCTAAAGATCTTCCTAGTTCTTCGTTATAATCTATCTGTTCGTATATTTTTACTAAGTTAAATATACTGTTATTAGCCTCGTCTCTAAACGCGTGCTCTTCAGTTCTTGGAAACTGTCTGTAA